CCAAATGGCAAAAGATTTCCAGTTGGACCGATGCCACATGTATCGTCTTTTGGGAATCTAAGCTCACAAGCTCTTAAGTTCTTGGCACATTGATCACCTGGGGAGTCGCGTAGCTCGTCATCCCAATCTGTCGGGTCGTTGTTTAAGTCAAATGTCCTGCCTTTTTTTGGCACATATCCGCACTCAGCGCCCTTGTAAATCCACGGGCAGTGCTCAACAACTTGCCTAGCAGGCAAACGCAGATTCGTCAGGTCAAGCTTGCCAACCAGTTCAAACTCAACGACCTGAGGGTTTTCAGTTGCTACGCGGTCGATATACCACGACTCATAGCCACCGTTAAACACTGCTGTTGGATCAGCTGCAGCCTCGCCATCAAGAAACTTTTTGCAAGTGCGAATGCGTCTAACTTCTGCACGCAACGGGTTGTAAGCATTGAGCAACGCTGTGATTGCTCCATCAACGTTGGCGATCTTCATGCTGGGGCGTGGCAACGTGCCCTTGGTTGTCACCTCAAATCCATCAACTTCAATCGGCACTGCTGAATATGTATCACCATCAAACACGATCGCTTCTGAAACTTGATTTGTTCCAGCGTGAAAATAATAAACCGTATCAATGCCATTCACGGCAGCAGTCAAGTGCAGCTGGAACAGCTCAATGATCGCTGATGGCTCAAGCGAATGAAGCTCCCTTTCAACCTTGTTAGGCGTAGTGGTCATGGCTCAAACACCTGCTCAAACGTTGCCTGGATGTTGAATAGGTTTGAATATGGCATCGTTTTTGTCCATGACCTACAAATCCAAACGTAACTAGCTGTCTCATCTGGTGGCGACCAATTGAAAGCCTCGGCTCCGCCCCTGGCTTCTAAAAAATCTTCAATGGTATTTGCGTCCGTAGCAGTTCTGTTTACCCAAGACAAATCCCAAATCTTCGGGTCTTGATTGATGCCGAACGTGCTGCGCTGGCTATAGCCTGATCCGAACTGAGCAACACGCACATTAGGCTGCGCTTTCTTGCTTGCGCCGTAGTCAGCGTCGATGCTGGGAAAAGTAGTTGCAGCCATTAGCTCAGAAGCCCTCCAGGACGTTTTTGCTTAATCAATTCAGCTTGCACTGCCGCCCCAATAGCCTGACCAAGCGCCTTGGCATTGGGTTGGTCGCCTTGCGCACTAGAGCCTGAAGCGTCAACGTTTACCACCACGTTACCGATGCCAGTGCCAGAAGTCTCAACACCTAATCGACCACCACGGCCACGGCGCAAGGGGAGCACAGCTTCTGGGCCAGCTTCGCCCATGAGCGCCATTGTTGGCCTGCCGATGTAGCCGCCTTTGGCGTAAGGAACGATGCCGTTCTGGGCGAACACATTGCCCTTAGCACTAGGAATGATTTGATTGACTAGCGAGCCCATGCCTGCCTGTAGGAACATGCTGGCAAAAGTCCGCAACAGGCCAGACAGCGATTCACCCAAAGACTTAGTGCCGTCAATTAACCCCTCAATGGCGCTGGTCATTTGATTAGCCAACGTGTCTTTAACCTGATCAAGCGTGATTTTGTATTTGCTAGTTGACTCGTTCAGTTTGTCTTGCTGATTCAACTGTTCAGCTATTGCGGCACCAGCAGCAAATTGCTCAGCCTCTAACTGCTCTGCAGCCGCCACAGACGCCTCAAGATCTGCCAAGAAAATGGCAAGATCAACAGACATTTCTTTGGTGTTTTCACTCATTTCCTTTGTGGCTTTGCTTGCAGCTGCACCCTTTGCAGCTGTACCTGCCAACAAAGGAGGCGCGAACTGCACACCTTCAGCAGCTGAAGCTGTTGCAGCCTGTGATCTAAGCCTTTCTTTTTCTGCCTCAAGCTGTTCTTTAAAGTTTCTTCTTTTTTGAAGCTGCGCTCTTGTCAACTTGTCAAAGCCAAGGTTTTTCATGGCTTGATTTGTTATGTCCGCCTCCGCAAACAAGCTATTCAATTTGTTCGTCAACATCGTGACAAAATCAAGGATCCCTTTAAACAAAGGCGCAAGCACCTTGCCAATGTTTTGACCCAAGGTGATGAACGCATCCTGAAGCGTTGAGAGCTTGCCATTCAGCGTGTCGGCTTGAGCAATGGCACCGCCAAAATATGTCCCGCCTTGGCTCGTCAAACGGATAAGTGCTTGGTTTGCTGCGTCAAAGCTGATCTGGCCTTTGGTCATTGCCTTAGCCAACTCATCACCAGAGAGGCCATACATCTCTTTCAGCTCAGTCGTTAGATCAACGCCACGCTCAAGCAGTTGCAAGTTTTCTTCTTGCTGAAACTTGCCCTTTGCGCGAATTTGACCGAAAGCTGTTGCGATGCCGTCAAGCTCAGCACCAGTAGCCCCAGCAACATCGCCGAGACGTTTTGTCGTGTCAACAAGAGAGTCAGTCTCAATGCCGAATGCCTTTAACTTTTTAGTGACATCAATAAGCTCACGAACCTGAAAAGGAGTCGCTGCACCAAATGCTTTAATTTCAGCCAAAATCTGAGAGGTCTTTTTGGCGCTGCCTGTTAAAACCTCTAGAGAACGAGTTTGTGACTCAAGCTCTGCAGCGGTGCCAAATATGCTTTGCAGGAGAGCAGCGCCTCCACCAATACCAGCTAATGCAATCAGTGGTTTGCTTAGCCCACTAAAAGACGAGGCCAAATTCTTGGCTTGCCCCTGCACACCTTGCAGGCTGTTGCCCAGCTTTCTGATGTTGTTTACGCCCCTGGTCTTAACGTCCAGAAGCATTTGAAAGACTGACTTCCGCATCAGCCCTGCTCCTTATTCAGGATCTTGACCGCCGCAGCCTCCATGACCTGCAAATTCTCAAGCACGGTCGGCTGATCCTCGACTTCATACAGTCTAAACAGCCATTGCACAGCTGAATAGTCCAGCCCACAAACACCTGCAGACGTTGTGCGCCATTGCGTCTGACAACGCAAGAACATCTCAACAGCAGGCCAGTTATCAGGCCACACCTCAAAATTCTCAGGCGCTTCAGGCTCTGGCAGTGCCAAGCCAAACGCCTTAGCGTCAGCCATCAGCTCTGACTTGTCATCAGGGCCGTTGAACAGATACTCAACGGCCTCCTCTAGTTTTTTCGCTTAGCTCCCTGCTTGCTCTCCAAGTAAGCGCCAGCAATCGCGCTGGCCATCATTGGCACATCAAGCAGCTCATCACGCTTGGTGATGCTGTAGGGCAGCTCCTTGCCATCCTCATCCTCAACACCTGCCCAGCCTGACATCACCTCGCGGGCGATCTCAACGTCAGACAAACTGCCTTCACCGCTCAGCTCAGCAATCTCCTGCAGACGGCTTTGCGTTAAGTCTTTGAACTCAACATCAAAAGTGACCCGTTCATGCTTGCCCCCATCAACAGGGACATCAACAGAAACAGGCCACTTGTAGGTGTTGGACTTTTTAAGGACGAATCCCATAGAAGGAACTATTTACCCTAAAACTAGCGCACTATGTAAGTGCCAGGCTGTACTCATCGTTGCCCGATGTTGTCGGTGTTGCTGTGTAGTCAAAATTCAGCATCTGAACGCCGTCAGAATCTGAGTAACTAACAGCAATCAAATCGGTCTGAGGTGCGCTGAAAGTAACGATGTTGCCAGCAGTTTGCCCGTGCTGGAATGTGTTGTTTCCAGTAGCAGAGCCGGTGATGCTGGTGAAATAGTTCTTGGTTGCCATCGTGACGGCCTCAAGAACAATGCTGCCACTAGGACGACGATCAGTGATCAGCACTTCCTTGCTGCCACCAACCAGCTCGCGATAGACGCTCTGATTGTTTTGATCAAAACTGAACGACTGCACAGCACCGGCATAGCCGAACAGCTCTTGGCTGGTGGTGTTGCCGTTCTTGAACAGCACCGGCTTGGCTTGGTTCTGATAAGTCGGCGTTGCGTTTGCAGCGTCTGTCGGCTCGTCGTAGAGGCCAACCATCGTGAAGCTGATGGTCGGAATTTGACCAATCTCAGCGTTGATCGAGAACGAACCGCGAGCGCCCCTCACTTTCTGGCGGACGCCATCTTGGAAAAAGTGGATAACGACAGAGTCAAAGCTGCTGCTTACCGGGGCATAGGTGACAGAGGTACTGGCAACGATTGTTTCACTGTTGCCGCAAGCCTTGAGCAGCGGACCAAATGCAGGGGCAGTGCCGGCTGTGCCAGAACCGACCATCTCAACTTCAAAAGTCACCTCAACGCGCTGATTAGCGTGAAGCACTTCATAGTTACCCATATAGCCGCGGATCAGCTCACGCTCAACAGCGTCAGACTGAAAAGGGCTGATGTCAAGATTGCGAACAAGGATCGCATTTGCACTGCCTGTTGGCGTTGGACCAGTGCCGTAAGTTAGCTCCTCTTTCGCCAACAAAAGGCGTTGACTTGTTCTAAGTGCCATTGGTCAAAACCTCAGTTAGAGAAAGGAAGTTGACTATCAAAACCCATGATAGTCACGGGCCTTGAGTCAGGTCAGCGAGCCGGGTGCGGTAACGCACTAGATATTCAACACCAATCACACCAGCTGGTTGATCAGCATCAACCATCTCAAAAGTCGTTGTGCTTGGCTGCACGTCGATTGCATAACCGCCAAGCGTCAGATCAGCCATAATCTTGCTGTGCAGACTCTCAACAATCGGGTCTGCAACTTCATCAGGCTTGTCGCCACGCACAATCACGGACACGCGCACTGTGAGCGTCCAGTCCAGCGTCGGCAGGCTTGTGTTCTGCTCAGGTGTGTCACTGATCGCCTCAACAACCAATGCAGGGCTTTCACCACGCTGCAACGGCACTACACGGCTTCTGTAAATGCGCGTTCCGACGTTGGTTGTGCCAGCAAGGCTGCTGACGATGTCATCAAGAATGTTTTCCCGCAGCGTCGTCATGTCTTCTGCAGCGAGATTTCACAAAGCAGACCATCACCAATCAGGCGGGTCTCTCTGACGGTGTAAGCCACTGAGTCAACAGTGATGCTGGCTCCTGCCAGCAGTGTTCCAAAGTCAGAAGTCTTGGCGGTAATTTGATAGTCGGTGCTGAGCACCATGTCACCAGCCAAGACTTGACTGGGCTGATCAAACAAGACTTTCGCAGTCGTCACACCTGACGTTGCCGACACTCCAAAAGGATTGTCGAAAAAGATGTCAAGGTCGTTACTAAGGAAGTCAGCTAACGCCATCAGTCTTCGGCTTGCGTGTGCGTTTTGGCTTGGGCTCTTCAACCTTTGCCTCGACAGCTTTGCCCATGCCAATCAGCAGAGCGCCGTCTTTGTCAGACACGTCATAGCTTTGCCCAGCCTCAAGGGCTTTGCCAGATGCCATGACTGCTCTAGTGCAGGTGATTTTCATAAGAAAAAAAGGGGCCGTTGCCGGCCCCCTCCTCAGAATCAGGCGTCGATGTCTTCGAGAGACGCGAACGATTGGGCGTGACGCACAGCAACGTCAAAGGTCACAATTCCGCGAACGGAAGTGAGAGCTTTAGCGAAGTCATCGCTGTCTTCGCCAACCACGATCTCAAGACCGTTGCCGTAGAAGCCAACCATGGCCTGGCTGAAATCACCGGCAACCATTGCCGAAAGATTGGTTCCGGTGCCCTTGGTGATGTTAGAAGGCAGAGCATTCGTCACAGCGACCGGATAGCCGTTGAGGGTCAGAGGCGTGGGGCCACGACCAACAGCTTGCAAATCGCTGTTGTAGAGATACTCACCACCAGATGCCTTGATTTTCTTCAAGGCGCCCATGGTTTTTGCATTCACCACATACGCCATGGCGTTGCCAACCACAGCGTTGTCTTGCGTGACCTCAGTCTCAAGATCAACGATGTTGTCAAGTCCGATGGCTCCACCGTTGGTGCCGATCGCCACAGAGCCAATGCCAGTGGTGTTGCGGATGCCGGTGGGCTGACCAGAGGAACCAGAGCCGTTCAGCACGGCAGCATCCAGAGCAGTCAGGATACCGTCAGTAAGGTCAGTGCGGACCAGACCCTCAATACCAGGAGTGCCCTGCAGAAGGGTTTGGCGGCTGTACTTGGACAGGCTTGCCAGGTTCTTGGGTGACATCGTCACCTGATCGAAAGTCGATTCCGACTGCGTGATTGCAGTGGTCTCAGTGCTCAGGTAGTAGGTGGAAGCAACACCAGAGCGGCGAGGAATTGCAACATCACCGACCAAGCCGGTCATGGTGCGAACGCCAAGACCCATCACCGGGGATGCGTTACGCAGAGCCTCAATGAAGTCCTGATCGAGCAGGTCAGTGGCCACGATGTTGCCGCCATTGGCTGCAGCACTCGTCACATAAGTGGCGCGGGTCAGTGCGCTGAACGGAACGTAGAAAGAACGCTCAGAGCTGGCGGTTAGGCCAGAATTGCGCATGACTTCTTGGCTCAGTTCGCGGACCAAGCCAGCGCCGCGTGATGACCAGTCACCAGTAACCATGGCACGGATGCCATCAGCAATCTGGTAGTTGCTGTGGTCACGCTGCTCAAGCTCAACAGGCTTGATGGTTTCAACAGGCTTAGCGCCCAACTTTTCGAGTACCGCAGCGCGGGCCTCATCAATGGAACGGCCACCCTCAATGAGTTGCCGGCCCATGTCTTCGAGATTGTGCTTAGAGCACAGAGCGGAAATGCTAGCGATGCGGGAACGCTCAGCCTCAGCGGCTTCGGCCCGCACCTGCTGCAGATCAGGTGCAGTGTTTTCCATTTCAGGAACAGTTTGGGTAGGTGCTGCCGGAGCAGCTTTTGCAGGTTCGGAGTCCACTAAGGAACGGCCAATCCCGACCCCCGGATCAGCGGGGATCGAAACAACCGAGACCTCATATGGACTCCAAGATGTGGCAACAAAGTCGCCACCTTTTCGCTCTTCCATTTTGTCAATGGAGTAGCCGAAAGAGACATTTCGGAGAATGCCATCTTTCACATCGCTTAGGACTTCCTGAGCGAATTCATTGCGGCTAAACCGCACTTGCGTGTAACCCCGACGCTTTTTTTCGTCGATGTAGGCACGCTCCACAACACCGATCACACGATCAGGGTCATGGTTGAACAACAGCGGTGCGCTGTCATTCAGCCGGTCAAGATTTGCTGCGCCTTTGTCGTGGCTCAGAACTTCGCTGCCAAAGTAACGCTCAACCGGAAACTCAGAGGAGAACGGAAACTGATAAGTGCGCTCCTCAACCTCATCAAAGGTTGTAGTTTCGCTGCGCTTGTAGTTCTTGCCCTCAAGCCAACGCAGGGCCGGAATCTTGGTCAACGTCGAAAAGCGATGACCCACCTTGGTGTCAGTTGGCTCGTGCTCACCATCTTCCTCGCGGTAAACGGTAATTAGTGCCGCCGGATCATCAGCGTCACCGTTGATTGTGAACTCTGAGTCAGGCACGCTGATAGAGCCGTCACGTTCAATGCGATCAATCTTGCCGCGAGCAGTTCCGCCGCTTGCACTCCAGCTAACAAAATCGCCAACTTTTAGGCCGTCAGGTTCAGCCCTATTCGTGTCCATGCTTCTATCACGAATTTCTTTAATTCTATCTGCTTTAACTCCACTCCACCTCTCTTCCTTTATGCCCTCCGTGGGCATCAGGTCAATCTCAACGCCTTCAATCTTCGCCATTTTCTGTCACCTCAGGTTCAGGTTGCGGCTGTTGTGGTTGCTCCTCTTGTTCCTCACCAGGTCGCTCAGTATCAGAGAACGCAGGAGCTGCACCAATGCCAAGGCCAGCCTGAGCGCCACCACCACCGTTGACCTCGCTGGGATCAGTATCAAGAACGATGTTCATCTCATCGAGCATCGCTAGCTCAGCTTGACGTTGCTTCAGCAGATCATCAAGATCGCCACCTTGTTCCGCCACAACATCTGACAGCGTCTTAAATCCGCAGCGCACTGCGTCCTTATACGCCGCCACTTCCTTTTGCGGGTCAACGTAGCCATATGCCCGTGGACACCATTTGACCATGCGGAAGCGGTCAGGGTTCGCCTCATAAGCAGGCAAATCAAGAGCACCGCCCATCACCGCCATCTCAAGCCACATGTTGAAAACTGGCTGATGAAAGTTTTCAATCAGAAAACGTTGAATGGCGCGCCAGTTGTCGCGCGTCTCCAACAGCTCAAGCCGTGAGCTGCTGTAGTTCGATTGGCTGAAATCAGAACTGACCTGGGTGTAGGAACAACCAAGGCCAGCAGCAACAGCACGCAGCATCCCGCGCGTGAACGGCTCAAACTGCCCGTCAGGTGCATCCAGCTGGGGCACAGTTACAGATTCACCGGGCTGCAAATACTTGAAGACACCAGGGGCAAACGAATCAACGCGGTCGCCGTCATAGACCTCCTCAGCAGTGCCCAGCTCACCCTCAGTTGTGGTGATAAAGCCCATCAGGCTGCTTGATGCGCGAGCGCGGATGACCTCTGCCTCCTCGTAGCCAGCAAGGTGATGCAAGCGCTTGATTGCTGATGCAAACCAAGTGACGCCACGGGTTTGGCCTGGGCGCTCTTGGATATACAGGTGCAACACCTCATCAGCAGACAACATCAGGTGCCGTTTTGCTGCAGTGCCGCTAAACGGTGCGTCGCCAGGGTGCTTCTGCAAAAACGCATAGCGCACAGCGCGGCCAAACTTATCGACCTCAACACCCATGCGCCATTCATTGCCATTAACGCTGGCCTTGCCTGTGTAGGTCTCGTCCAGCTGATCACTTTCAAAGAGCTGCAACGCAAACGGGATCTGGCTGCCGCCAAACGGACGACGGATCACCCTGACGAACACCTCGCCAGATTCACACATCGCGCCAACAATCATGCGCTCGATGTCGGCAAAGCACAGGCGACCAGCAACGTCGCAATAACTCTTATATCCCCAGTATTTC